TGGCACCGAAAAGATTCGAGGTTTGGTTGATGCCTTGAACAACCAGATCTCCGACAAAATCGCGAACTCAAATGCCGTGGTCGACAAGAACGCAGTGCTGGGGCGCCTCCTCTCGGTGCAGCAGAAATTTGGAAATCAAGTCAGCCCGACTGCCGATCTGAACGCAATCCAGGGCGTAGCTGACGACTTCTCGGCCCATCCGAACTTCCCAGGCTTGACGATCCCGGTACAGGCGGCGCAAGACATGAAGCAGGCCACCTATCAGGTGCTCGCGAAGAAATACGGTCAAATGGGAAGTGCGGATGTAGAGGCGCAGAAGGCTTTGGCGCGCGGCTTGAAGGAAGAAATCGCGACAGCCGTACCGGAAGTGGCCGGCCTGAACGCCGAGGAATCGAGGCTGCTCAAGACGCTAAAAGTATCTGAGCGCCGCGCCCTGATGGAAGCAAACAAGAATCCTGGCGGCATATCTTTGCTCGCAAAAAACCCGATGACCTGGGCCTTGTTTATGGCTGATCGCAGTGCCGCGTTCAAGGCGCTGGCGGCCCGGATGGTGAACAGTGCCGGCGGCGCGGCAGGAAACACGGCCCCGGCTTTGGAGGCAGGGCTTAGTAATCCAGTCCTGCGCGGCGGCGCCGTGCAGCTTCCTGCCGCGCGCGACGGGACGAAGTAAAGCCATGAATAAAGGCGGCAATGGCAAATACACCTAACTTGATCAATATGAACTCGACGTAATCGCTCATTTCAGCCCCATGGCTTTTCGTTTGACTTTAAGTGACTCGTCAATGGCTTTCTCTACGACATCGGATTTTATTGCCTGGGCAATCATCTCAACCAAGATCGCTTGCATCTTTTCTGGCTCAGGAATCGGCAAAAGGCGGTGCTCAAGACTTGCCTCAAGTCGCGCGACGATCTCCGCGTTCATGGAGCGGTTGTTGGACTTTGCCAGTTCCGCGATCTTCGCTCGCATCCCCTCTGGGAGGCGAAGAACGAATTGTTCAGCAGACCGGCTTGGGGGCTTCGTTGACATGGCGAGACCATACTAGCCAAATGCTATGTTTTCAATGCTATGTAGTTGCGATCATCGCAAAGTGCGAGTATTCTAAAGGCAGGCTCAACAGCAAAAGGAGAATGTATGTCGACGGCACAGTTCCTCGTGCGCATGCCTATTGAGGTGCGCGACTGGGTAGCAACGGCGGCAAAGAAGGATGATCGATCGATGAATTGCCTCATCGTGATGATCTTGAAGCGGGCGATGGATGCCCAAAAAGGAAACGCCTCAACCGGTGCGAACGGCTGAGGCGTTGGTTTGAAACCCGTATCTATAGGAATCAACATGAATCGTACCACAGTGACTACATCGTATAAACCTGCGGGAGGCCCGCCATGACCACACTCACGACGATTACCGCAGAGACGCTGCCGGCCATGACGTGGCAGCAGGCCCGCGTCATCACGACCGAGCTGCTAGCGAAAATGTATGCAGCGGACGACAAGCAGATCCACGATAATTTCCAGAACAACCAAACACGCTTCGTGGCAGGCAAGCATTACTTCCGGCTGGAAGGCGCTGCGCTCAAAGAGTTCAAGAGCTACCCCGAATCTGTCGGGGTAGTTCAGAAACATGCGCGCCACCTGATCCTCTGGACCGAGCGCGGCGCCGCGCGCCACGCGAAGATGCTCGACACCGAGGCGGCCTGGGAAGTATTCGAGAAGCTGGAGGACTGCTATTTCCGCACGCAGGAAGCGGTCCGCAGTTTCGTGAAGAACCCGGGCGATGTCCTGACAATCGAGCAAGCCGACCTGCTGCGCAGCGCGATGACGACGCACTGCGCGCGGCTACCGAAGAGCCAGCAGGGTCCGTTCATGGTCAAGGGCTGGTCGAAGCTCAAGGCGCACTTCAAGGTGAGCTATCGCCTGATTCCACAGGAGCATTTGACCGAGGCGCTGTCGATTATCACGAGGCACGCGGCAGACTGGGAAGTGGTTGATGGATCGACCGCTGTCGCCGCATCCACGACACGCGAAGATATTCTTGCAGACGCCCTTTCGCATGGCCGCTGGATCATGACCGGGCGTGATGGCCGGCTAATCCTGACTCCGCTCGCGAACGAAGCGTTCGTTACGAGCCCGGCAGATTTGCCAGAAATGCTTGCTGAGCCCGCGGCGATCCCGATCCGAAGCCTTCCTGGAATTATCGAGGCTGCGACCGAGCGTCTTTCGCGCTGGATGGCAAATAACCTGCCGAAATAGTTAGAAATACGGCGCCGCCTCGGGCAACTGAGGCGGTTTTTACGTGTCCCGGAGAAAGAAGCATGTAATAATTTTTCCAGCAGCAACGTAGTCATTTATCCCTGTGAAGGGACTTGTGTAAGACAGACGAGAGCATATCATGCCAAGAAACGGTAGCGGCACGTACTCCCCTCCAGCTGGTCAGCCGGTTGTATCCGGTACGGTCATCAGCGCTTCAGTTTTCAACACCCTTGTGGCCGACCTCGGCACCGAGTTCACCCGGTCTCTTGCCACGGATGGCCAAACCACGATGGTGGCGAACCTGCCGATGGGCGGCTTCAAGATTGTCAATGTGGCCCCCGGTACCGTTGCCACCGACGCGGTGCAGCTTGGCCAGCTTACGGCATCCTCTGGATCATCTAAATTCGGATTCATCCAGGCTGGCACCGGGGCAACTCCCCGAACTGGCGAGGCCAAACTACGCGACATCATCAGCGTGCGCGACTTCACCGGCGACACGGTTGACGGCGCGACGTCCAATCAAGCTGGGATCGTTGCAGCCGTGGCGGCTGCGATAGCGGCCGGGGCTGACCTGTACTGGCCGGCCGGGACGTATGTCTCAACGGCGACAATTCCGGGCTTCCATAGTGTTCGCCACATTGGGCCCGGCGTGATCAAGCGCGGCAGCGATCTTTTCTACGTCGCGCCGACCGGCAGCCAAACGAACAATCTCTATATCTCACCCTCGGGTACGGGCGACGGTTTGAGTGCTTCGGAACCTAGCTCCGAAGCGGGCGTATTCGCGGCACTGCTCAACTACGGCCCTGTGTTGGACGGCCAATGGAACGTGCGTCTTGCGGCCGGCACTTACCCGGGCGGTGTCACGATGACCGGCCTGCGCAGCCGCAATTACCTGGCGTTTTATGGCCCGAACGTTGGCGGCCATCCGAATGTGCCGACCGCGATCATCGACGGAACCAGCAGTTCTGCGGATCACGGCTGGTACTTCCAGACGAACATGACCTTGAAAGTCCAGGACATCAAGTTTCAGAACTGGACGACGCAATCGTATTCGCACGGCATCACCGTACTCGAAGCATCGAAGCTGTACACGGTGAACGTCCACACCGCCAACTGCTCCTATGGCGGCGTCGACATCGAGGACCGGTCGCAACTCATCCTGTCGGGCGGTATCCACAACAACGCCACGTATTGCATCCGCGCCACCTACCATTGCACCGTGTCGATCGGCTACAACGGCGCCACGGCTGGCCGGCCGCAAATCACCGGCGCCGTCGCTGGCGGCTCCGGCATCCTGCTCAGCGACTATTCGCAGGGCCACATCGACTACTGCGACATCTACGGCTGCGGCGGCTCGGGCGGGGCGGTCGGCCTGGTGAATATGTCCAGGGTGGATTTGAATTACAACGTCTTCGGTGCCGGCACACCGAACTACTACAACGTCAGTTGCTCGATCGGCTCGACCTACATCGACAACGTCAGCAACACGTTCAACGCGGCGACCGTAAAAAGCATAGTGCTGCTGGGTTTCTCGCTCGACTGGTCCAGCAATGGCAACGTCTTCTACGACCAGGCCAGCGGGAAAATGCGTATTGGTCCGTCGACTTCATACACCACGCCGCCAGGGCGCCTGCACGTCAAGGATAGCGACGGTGGGGGCGTCACCTATTTGTCAAGTACGGTGCTTGCGGTGGAATCATCCACGAGCCCCTACATCTCGCTGGGGTCTCCTGGCACGTCGGAGGCGGGGATCCTCTGGTCGAAACCGAGCGTCAGCAATCAAGGGAAGTTTTTTTACAACTTCACGGACGATACGTTCCGGATGATCGTCGCTGCCGGCAGTAATGCGTATCGGTGGGGCTCCACGTTTTTCATTCCTCCCACCGATAACTCTGCCACTGTCGGTTCTACGAGTTTCCGTTGGTCAAACCTGCACTCGATCAACGCGATCCTCTACCCGCCATCCAGCGTTACCCCGACTGTGAACGGGTCCATGACGTTCGAACTCACCAATGACACCACGCTAAAAATCAAGGTAAAGGGATCGGACGGCACCGTACGAAGCACAACCCTTACTCTGGCATAACCACCTGCATAACCAAACCATGAAAGCCCCGAACATGAGTGAACCAATCTCCGGCGCCGCCGCCAGCGCCGTAGGCCTGAAAGCCCTTGGCGGCCTTGCAGCGGGCAGCGGTATTGCCGCTGGCCTCGCATCCGTTGTCGTCATGAGCATGACCCATCCGAAAGACGCCAACGAATGGCGTGTCGCGCTGATCTCCACGGTCGTTAGCTCGATCGGCGGGGGCTGCGCGCTCATACGCTATCTTGGCATCCAGGACTGGGCCAGCGACACGCTCGGGATGGCCGGACTGGGCGGCATCATGTTCGCCGCCGGGCTGCCGGGCTGGGCGCTGGTGCGGTGGTTGTTTGCCTACCTGAACAAGCGGCGCGATGCCGATATCACCGAGATCATCGCGGACGGTGCGCAGGCGGTGAAAGCCGTGAAGGATGCCATCTGATGGATACCTCCGACATGAAACCCTCCGGCGCGTGCCGTGCGCTGGTGCGGCAGTTCGAGGGCTGCCGGCTGCAGACCTACCTGTGCCCGGCCGGCGTCCCGACCATCGGCGTGGGCCACACGCGAAACGTCAAGCTGGGCGACCGCTGCTCGCAGGAGCAGGCCGACCTGTGGCTGACGCAGGACCTGGACGATGCCGGCGCCGCCGTCGCCTCGTTGGTCAAGGTGCCGCTCACGCAAGGCCAGTTCGACGCGCTGACGTCATTCGTGTTCAACCTGGGCATGCGCCGGCTGGCCGAGTCGACGCTGCTGATCCTGCTCAACAAGCGCGATTATCACGGCGCGGCCGCGCAGTTCGCGCGCTGGGTGCGCAGTGACGGCCAGGTACTGGATGGACTCGTGCGACGCCGTGCGGCCGAGGCCAAGCTTTTCGATCCCGTCGGGGCAACGCCATGATCGGGATCGATGCGCTCGACCGTTTCCTAACCAGGCTGGTGATTGCCGCCACGCTGGCCGTGGCCAGCTGGTTCGGGCTGCACCACTACGGCGCCGAGCGGTATCAGGCCGGTTACAACGCTGCCGTCGACGCCGGCATGAAGCAGCGCGCCCGCGAAGCCGCAGAGAGCCGCAAGATCGAGTCCGACCTGCGCCAGACGCTGGCCGAACGTGACGCCAAAGCTACACGAAAGGAACAGAAATATGCATCGAACCTCGCTGATACTCAGCGCCGCGTGCGCAATGGCACTGACCGGTTGCGCTGCCCAGCCAGCCCCGTACAACCCGCCGCCGCGCCCGGTGATCGACCCACTGCCGACACGCCTGCAACTGACGGAGCAGGACCGGACCTTATGCCGGAGGATGCTGCAGACGTTCTCGGCTACGGAGCAGCAATTGCAGGCCTCGTGTCACGATACGCCGAGGTCGTCGAGCGCTTCGACGAGTGCCGGGCGGTGAACTCGAAGTGAGCATCGGGTCTACAAAAATACAGCCGTAAGTATTTGTTTACTTAGGGTTTATACAGTGGAAAATTGTTGGTATCTTGCCGGCAATTTCGTACCTCTATCCAACTGATTTGTCTATGAAAAGTGCCTATGAACAAAAGGTTTCAGATGTAAATGACCGCAACCCGAAGCGCGCCTTTAGATAAAGGCTGTCTGCGATTTTTACAGGAATTCGTTGAAAATTTTACGAAATCACTTCGTCGTGACGGTTTTCCATCCGCCTCGTAGATCGTCATACTTGGCGGTCATCTGAGCGCTCTTGTGTCCTAGAATCGCCTGCGCGAAATCGGCCCCGAACTCTTCCTTGTAGAGTCGTTCAGCCAAGCTGCGGATCTCATGGAACGACGGAGGTGTGCGGCCTTCTGATGCTTCTATTTTGGCCTTCCCGCGTGCCTGCTGGAAAGCATTTGAGATCGTGATCGGTCTGACCTTATCTCCTGGCTTGATCTTCGAGACACGCTCGGTGTGATGAACCAGATAGCGACTTACGATCAAGTCGCGGCATCCTGCGATCACCTCATCTATCGATTTACCAACCCTAGTCAGTCTGATTGAGCCGTCTATCTGTAGTTTGGTCTCTCCACCTGATTTGCCCTGTGCCACATGCATGAACCCATCTTTGTAGTCGGCAAACTTCATATTGCTGATATCTTCACGGCGCTGCCCAGTCACAAGTGCGAGCATCATTGCATTGCGCACCCATGTCGAAGCCTGTGCATGAATGGCCCAGAACTGATCGAGGCTCAACCGCTCCCGCGTGACCTTGTAGTCAGGATTGAACGTAGCTGTCACGGGGTTTTTGGCGACGTCGATAACGCCCTGCGTCTCGGCCCAGCGGAAGATGTCGGCCAGTTTAGATCGCATGTTGCGTGCCGTTCCTGCCCCGCTGGTCTTTGCAAACGATTCCAGGCATTTCGACACGTGAGCGGTTTCGATATGTCGCATCCGCATCTTCGCAAGGTCAGACGCCCCCAGCTTTTTCAGATAGGTCTTTGTGTTGGCAAGCGTATTCGCTGCTGGCTGGGTTCTTTCCTCCCAGAGTTCGCGGTAGATTGGCAGCCATTCTCCAAGCGTGTAGTCGCTGCGTCCGAGTACCCAATCGACAAGCGACGATGGCTCACGAGTCGCAAGGGCTGCGTTGGCCGCGCGCGCCGCATGGATGGCCTTTGCGCGGTCCTTGCCGAGCCCCTTTTGCGTTTTTTTCACTGGATCTCGATACGAGTAATACCCGCCCGAGTTTATGTAGAGATTGGGCGGCAACGCCCGATTCTTAGCTAGTCGCTGCCTTGCCATATCAAGCCACATACTGCGCATCGCGCTTTACCTGCCATGCCTTACCGACCTTCTTAGGCTGCGGATGAATGTGCCCATCGTGAACCCAGCGAAGAAGCGTGTTCGTGTGCGGCACTTTTGAAAACTCCTGCGCGGCCCACTCCTTCAGGGTGATGTACCGCGATTGTATTGCTGGTTTCGTGCTTGCCATCGCCCTCTCCTATTCCATCCCACTATCCAGATACCGGCGCCGCTCCACCGGCGGCACGGCCTCACCGACACCCGGGCGGACTAGCCCATGGAGCGCCGGCACAGCCCCGACGCGCCGCTCGTAGTTCGGCCGGCGTCGGTCGTTGATCGGGCTGCTGAAATATGACGACGCGCCTTTGCGTCTGTCCGGTCCACGTTCTTTCATCGTTTCCTGCATGCTTTCTCCTATCTTGAAAACCGCATCTCCCACATCAGCCGCCACACGGTCACGAGCCACATGACGGGCTCCGGGCGTTGTGCGCTTCGATAGCGGCGTCCTTTTGCATCGCCCCGTCGATTGCCTCGCGCAGCGTGCCGTGCCATATGCTCGATCCGATCGCGCGGAATCCGGCGTTGCTGTAGTTGCCGCAAAAAGTCTGGTTCGTCCGCTCAAGCCAATCCAGCCGCTCCGCATCTTTCTCCACCGTTCCCGCTGCGGGAGCCGCGCTCTTGAGTGCTGAGAGTTTAGCGTTCGCATGCCATGCCTCTTTCACAGCGGTTTCGCGGTCAGTGCGCAGTCGCTCGACCTCCGCGATCAGTTCAAGCACAGCAGCGGAGTTGGCCGCCCTCTGGAACGCGAGCTCATTAAACGGCCACACGCGCTCGTCCCTTGCCGCCAGTGCCAGCGCCTTCAGCTTTTCGATGTCTACGGTCATGCTGCCTTCCTCCGACGCGGAGCGCCTTTATATTCTGGTTGTGGAAAGCGAAGCGGCTTTGGCTCAAAGGTTGCCAGGTGCTGCCCGATCCGATGCCAGTTTTCCTTGTTGTTCAAGACGACAGGGCCGGCATCGTTGTCGACAGTGCCGGGCGTGACCGGAACGGCTATCTCGTCCAGAACTCGACACGGCACCGCGACGTTACTGCCATCGTGGTAGTAGTCCAGTGAAGCCATGACCCTATCTTCCGAATACTTGCCTGCCCACGACAGCGGCCAGGCATAGCCCTTGTCGTCTGGGCGCCATACCGTGATGTACTGGTGCTCGCGGTTCGTGTGCTTCACGCTGATGATGTAGAACTCAACCATTGGCTTCCTCCATCCCCAGAGGTGTAGGGGCGGCAACTCGTTTCCAGTGCGTGACATAGCCGGTACTGGTCAGGTCGCACAGAAATCCGGCGAAGCGGTCCGGGATCAGCGACACCTCAATCCACGCGTTATCGGGATAGCCTGGATGTGCATCGTTGGCTACTTTGCCGGCGTAACGCGAGACCAGCACGCGCTCTCCTGGCTGCGGCAACTCGTCTTTCACGTCGATCCATGCCTCTGCTGCCCCAGCAGTGCGACCGTCGATGTAGGCGATGATTTCGTTCGCCATGTCCTCAGTGCTCATGATTCCGCATGAGCGAAATTTTCCAAGCAGTTCATGGAACTCGGGCGTGTCGACGCTCACCGTCTTCCGTTCTGCCATCTCGCGCTCAAGCTGGCGGATACGCTCGATCATTTTGTCTGCGTCGATCACGTCGTCTTCCGGGAATCCGCAGGCGGAATGCAGGCGCAGCAGGTCATCAACGCCGCCGCGCACGACTGCTTCGAGTTGGCGGATACGCTCGGCATACGGGGCGACAATGCCCGCCACCTGCTCGGCGGTGTAGCCGCATTGCTCGGACCGCATGCCTTCGATCAGCACGTTCAGTTGCGGGTACTTAGGCGCCGGCAGTTCTTCCCCCATAGTGGCGGCAGGAGCGGTGCTGTTGGTATTAGTGCTCATTGCGGTCCTTTCGTGTCTTGAGATGCCGCCTTGGCCGCGCTCGGGTCTTCGGAAAGGCCGCGCCAGCACGGATAGTCGCCGACCTGTCGCCAGTGCATTGCCCATTCAGGATTTGCGCGCCAGAATTCGCCGTCCCACCACTGCATGGTTGCGTCTCCAATGCTGGGCGAGTCGATAAAATGGCGCTCGTACCATCCGGGGAGCGCGGGTGACGTCAGGCCGCTGAACCATTTGGTCGTGTGCGGAAGCTTCGGGCGGCGCTTGTTTGCTGTCAGCAGCCATTCGAGCGGCGAAATCATTTCGCCTCCTGTGCCGCGCTGGAGGCGAGGGCTGCGCGAAGCTGCTTGTGTTCGTCGCTTACTTCCGACTCTGGAACAGTCGCGTCCCAGCGCTCGCAAATAGCTTTGGCGACCGTCAGCAATTGTGGAGTCTCGTCCCGCTCGGTTTCATCGCCAGCACTCGCTGCATGTGACGCTCCCTGCTGGGCGAGGGCTGCGCGGGCGGCATCCAATGCCGCTTCACGCGTCGCTTTCCCGATGCCAGCATGCTCCAGCGCCTTGATGCACATCCCCAATGCTTCGCGCAGGTCCAGCGGCGCAGCTTCCCGGCTGGGTGCTTGGGCGCGGCCTGTGCTATCGCACGTGTGGCATGGATCGACGGCTTCGGTCCCAAGCGGCAGGAGGTAGCCTCTCCCGCCGCATGCTGCGCACTTCCTCGTGCTCGCGCTTACCGTGGTGGCCGCACAAGCCTTGCACGTCACGCGGCGCTTGTG